GTGAGCCCAATTGGTTTGATGGCTTCCACACTCTGGTGTGTTGATCAACGTGTACGTGTGCTTCTATACGAGAGCTTTTTCCACAGCGGTATTTGCAAACTGGCCCGCCAACCTTAAGTGTTGGATTGTTTTGCCTTGATGGAGTGTTCTAGCAACGCCTGCTTGAGTTTGTCTGACCCGCCTACTCTAACATTAATAATACCATTATAGTATTCGTCTGTTTCAAGTACTCTGCGATCAAACTGTTCTCTTGCCTCTATGTAAGACATTTCGCCTCTACCTTTACAAAGATATAATATTTCTCTTGTAAAGTGTTCTTCGCCTAGAGCAGCCACGTCTGCGTTTAGTCTGTCTGAACTACCGTAGTAGGTCCTCCAGTCGCTTTCTTTGTAGCCTCTGCGTTTATTTTTTTTGCCTTTTAGAGGTGGCTTAGTGGTTTTAAATTTTGCTAGTTTTTTGCCTACGTATTTTTGCCCAGTGGTTAGATTGGTTATGAGATATACAAAGCCTTCATATTCGTCTGGAATAGTTTCTATTACTTTGCCTTCATAAGTCCACTGCATGAACTTACTTATTATGTGCCTTTTTTCTCTTCTTCGTTCTTGGTATTATCTTCTTTTGCTGGTCTTCCAACCTTGCCTTTTCTAGATGCCTTTCTTTCTTGCCTTTTATCTTGTATTTCAGTTCGTCTTGTACTGGCAAAGTTCCGTATTTCACTTAGCCATAATCGTGCTTTTATGCCTGCTTCGTCTGAGTTATGATATTCAAAACGATCCTGCCACTTAAAGTAGTTTTGGAATGCTTCGATCATTTTATCATGACTGTCGGTACTCATTTCCAAGTTGGACCGGACACAAACATTGTAAGCGTTTCACGTTTTCCTTTTGTAACAGGTTTAACACAGTGTGGAATATATGATGGAAACACAATAATACTTCCAGGAAGCGAAAAATTATGATGAACAATTTCGTTATTTTGAAAAAAACATAACTCTCCGCCTTCGAATGTTTCCGACGAAACATTTATAATGGCAGTTAACTTAATGTCAAAGGGTTCGTGTTTTACACCGTCAGTGTGCCAGTCATACTCTCCTTTTAATTCTTGTCTATATAATGCATGATGTAATTGAGTATACTCGTTTAAATTAAAAATGTCAAATCCAAAGACATTCGAATTGATATCAATTACGATATTTTTAAATTTGTTAAGTGATTTTACACTTCCTAGCTCACAATATTTTACAATAGATGTTTTTTTAGTATTTTCAGCACCAGAAAATACAGGCTCCGGAGAAAGATTCGGTATTAAATCAGCTCTGAGGTCTGCAAGTTCGTCAGCATCGTATGCTGTTTTTAAACAAATCCAATCGTGCTTCATGCTATAATATCAATATCCGTTGAGTAGTTAGTAAAGCCGTTTTCTTTAATCACTTTCAGCACATAATTAACTCTGCTAGTTAAATCGTCTTTGTGACTAATTAAAAACACATTTTTATTACGCTCTCTAGTCATCTTTTTAAGAACATGAATTGCATTTTCTACGCCTGCACTGTCCATGCCTGAATCAATTAACTCATCAATAAACAATAAGTTAATGCTATGATATAAACTTTCCCAAACATCTCTAAAGGCAAACGACATACTTAAAATAAGTCGATTGCGTTCACCTCTACTTAGGTTATCAAAGTCTAAGTCCTGTCCTAGTTGTGTAATAATCACTGTTAAATCACTTTGGAATTCGACAATATGTGGTAATCCTGTCTTTGCAAGATAATATGTTAATCTTTGATTTAGATATTGTAAGTTTTGTTCAATAATACGTTTTCTAATAAAACTGTCTTTGTTAGTAAGTAGTTTTAATAAGAAGTCCTGATGATCTTTAAGTCTAGTTAAATCATTCATATGATCCCAAGAAACTTCTTGGAGTGCAGTTTCTTTTAATTCAGTAATTTGTTCTGTATAAGGATTTGTCTCTACAAGTTTGTTTTCTAATTCTTTTTCTAAAGACTCAACTGTACTTCTGTGATTGTATGCTTCTTCGATATCATCATACTGTGTTGCAGGACATACTTCAAGTTCACCAATTTCTGTTAAAATTAAAGTGTGTTCGTCGTATTGTGTTGTATTTGAAAGAATTTGTAAAGCGGCTTCTTTCTTTTGATCCTCTTTACTTGAAAGAATTTCCTCTTGTTTTGCATCATGAACGTCTTGCCCACATGCATGGCACTTGTGTTCTAACAGAAGCGCAATTTCTTTATCAAGTTTTTCAATTACACGATCTTGTTTTTGATTATCAGCTTCGATATGCGCCAACCACTTTGTAGCTTCATCGATTTTCTTTTTCTTTACTGCATAAGTTTCTAAACATTTATGCGCTTCGATTTCACTTTCAATATCAATTGAGGATAATGCTTTGATGCTATTTTTTAAATCATTAATAGACTCGTCTTTAGTGTTATACCAAAGTTTCTGCTTGCGCTCTAGACTATTAATATTTTGTTGAATCCTTTCGTTTGATAATTTGATAGTTTCAATACGAGTGTTTTCAGTATTAATTAAATCTTTAGTAGATCGTATTTGTTCTTTAAGGGAGTCTGCTTTTTCGGAAAGAATAGTAATTCCAAGTAACTGTTCAATAATATCTTTTTGATCATTTGCCCGCATACTAAGGAATGGTTCTGTATAAGTGTTTAAGGCAAGCAAATGCTTAAACATAGTATGACTCATTCCAAAGATATCTTCAATTTCTTTTTGTGTTTCTCGGCTATCGCCTTGAGATTCATCTTGATCTAATGGAGCATGCTCAGTACCGTTAATAGTTAGTTTTAAGACATTAGGTTTACGGCCACGTTCGATACGATATTCAACATTATTTTTTTCAAATGTACATGTTACGAGCATGCCTTTTGAATTAATCTTATTAATAAGATTATCTCTTTTGATATTTGTTAGTGCAGTTCCGTAGATAGCATAACTTAATGCGTTAACAATGGTTGTTTTGCCTGTACCATTTCGGCTACCGCTATCATCACCGCCTAAATCTAAATTTTCTCCTAAGACAAGAGTAAGTTCGCCCTTATCAAAATTAATTGCTTGAGTCTGGTTGCCCACACTCATAAAGTTTTTGACTGTTAGATCCTTAATTTTTATCATAGCTCGTTATAAATGTCCAATAGCATTTTCTTGTTATAGTTTTCAGTATCGAGATTATCAATTTGATTGAATACAATTGTATCTACACTTTCAAACTGAAGATCAACTGGTTCCATATTACCTTCGACTTCTACTTTTTCAGGTATAAGCATTAGTTCTCTTAGACTATATTGAGGAATAAGCGTTTCTTTAATATAGTTTGCTTCCTCAAAGCTAATCGGAACATCAATTGTAACTCGACAGTTCATGTTTTCTTTTAATTTACTGTCTGGGTCTTCAAGTAGTTGGCTCAACTTGAATGTTCTAAACACAGGCTGATTAGGCCAGGATTTAAATTCAGGCGTGCCGCCCCATTCAAGGAACATCATACCACGTTCATCGTCCCATGCATCGGCATAGTTGTGTGGAAATGCATTACCCATGTATGTAATATTTCCTTTTGATTGCCGCTTATGGAAGTGTCCTGAAAATACATATTCTTGATTAATAAAATGTTCGCCTTGCAAAGCACCATGATCTGGCATCTGTACCATAGCGTTCATATAAAACAATGGCAATTCAAAGTGTCCAAAGATATAACGACTTTCAATTTTAGGAACTTTTTTCCACTCTTCGCCAACTAGCCAAGGAAGTAATGTTACATTGCCGTCAGTTAAAGGCTCGACGATAGGAACAATATTAGGAAACAAGCGCATAAATTCTACACTGTTGATTTCACGTTTGTCTTTGTAAAACAAATCGTGATTCCCAACCATAAAATATATCTTTTCAAATGTATCATTGAGTCTTTCCAGATTCGAGACTGTATAATTCATTGTGCTAACATCGGTTGTATTTCGATTATGATGCCAGTCGCCTAGAAAAATACAAGTTTCTGCACCTGCTTTCTTAGCTTCATCACAAAACCAAATTATAAAGTCNTCACAATCCTGATTGTGTACTCGACTACCGCTTTTCATACCGAAGTGAATATCAGTAAAACATGCGGCTTTCTTAAACAAATTTGTCATGGCTTCTCCCAATACTTTATAATAGTATAGTTGATATTTTCGATAAAGTCAACCACTTATTCGCCTTTTGGCTTATTCCAGTCAACTTCTGAATTTTGTCTAGTCCAGCTAGGATTTAACCCGTTTTGTTCTAAAATGTCATCACGTATATTCTGCGCACGTTTTTCGATGTTAATAATCCGTACAAAACTATTTGTTACTGCCGCTGTATAATATGCAAAAGGATTCTGCGACTTGCTTTCGTCAAATTGTAAGCCAATTTGTGCNANNTGTANGATTGCTTGTCCTTTCATTTCGTCATTGTAAGTGTATCCGCGAACATTGCCGCGAGTAGCATAACGATCGACAAGTTTCATCCACATCCTAGCAAGTTCATTAGTTGCTTTTCCGTTTGTTTTTGAAAAATATCCGTTTTCCATTCCGCCGATCCAATGACTCTTGCCTACACAGATAAGATTATCTTGATCATCAAACTTCCAATGTTGGAATGGAGGAAAGTTAACTTTTTCGTGTTCGTCAGCAACTGTCTTAATAGTCTTTTTTCTGCCAGGTTCTTTTGGAACATGGTCAAACGTCATTACTCGGAATACAAGTTCTGTCTTTTCCATTTTCCTATAGTCGATATCAAAACCTTTTGCAGGAATTTTTTTGTTCTGTTCTAACATAGCGGCTTCGTGATTGATTTTTGATAGTCTGGCGGCTTTGTTACGCTTTGCTTCTGCAATAGTTCTAATATTAATTTTGTCTAAACTTGGAACAATTAAGTCATATTGATGGTACTCAGGTGCAACAAACGAACAGAATGTTGCTTTTGATTTATGTATTTGTAACAATAAATCTCTATTATTAAGATATTTTACTCTTCTTTGCATGTTTTTTATATTCTCCTAGTAGATTATTATAATAGCACATTTTTAGTAGAATAAATAGTATTATGATAAGGAAATTTTACCAAAATGGCATTACCAGTTAATCCACGTGCATCGTTAGTTGCAGAAGTGTCTGCAGGCATTGAATCTGCTGTAGCAGAAGCAGAAGCCGCCCTCTCAGGTGCAGAAACTGCTCTTGAAAAAATAAGATTAGATGAAATTACAGGCCAGTTAACTGGCGGACTTGATAGCGGTTTAAATATGCTCAGTGCGGCACAAGGAATGATGGGCCAAGCGGCAGAAGCTGTTTCGGGCCTTGGCGGCATATCAAGTGCTGTACAAACTTTTGCTAGCTCAACTGGACTATCAGGAATTGCTGACGCGGCTGCCGGTGCAGTAAGTGCAGTTACAAATTTCGGAGGAGCACTAAACGCAGTTGGAAGTTTTAGTGCTGGTATTGCAAATGCCGCTTCGGATATTGGAGGAGCACTATCGAAGATTGGCGGCGGCGACTTAGCTGGCGGCCTAACTAGCCTAGCTTCAGGGATTGCAGGCGCCGCCGGCGCCCTAAATAATTTGTTAAGTTTAGGACGAGCTAAAAACATTCCGGCGGGCGGCGAACTTTTCAAAACTACAGGAAACTCCATTCAATTAGAATCGTTATCAACTGATGATTGGCGAGTAAAAATTAAAACAAATTGGNNTTTGTTTAATAGTCCTTTGTTTGGCGAACTCNTAAAAAGTGGCGGAGTAGTATTTCCTTACCTACCAAACATTACAGTAAGTACTCGAGCAAACTATCAGTCAGTCGAAACAGTCCATAGTAATTATCCATTTTTAGCTTATAAGAATTCGAATGTGGACGAAATCACAATCGAAGGTGACTTTACTTGTGAGAATGAATATGATGCCGCATACTACCTAGCATCAACTATATTTTTTAAAACTTGTACAAAGATGTTTTTCGGACAAGGAGAACATGCAGGGAATCCTCCACCGATATGTATTTTAAACGGGTACGGTGCAAATGTGTTTAAAAATATTCCTGTAGTAATTAAATCTACAAACATTACTTTGCCTAATGATGTAAACTATATAAAGTGTTCCAAATTTGGCGAGCCTAGTTGGGTTCCGGTAAAAAGCAGTGTGAGTATTACAGTACAACCAATTTACAGTAGAAATGCACAACGTCAATTTAGTTTATCAAATTATGCCGCAGGCACTATGGTAACGGGTAGCGGAGCGGGGTACTTATAATGGCAAGATATAGTCAACTATCTCCGTATGCAAATACAAGAGAAAATAGTTTATTTTTAGAACTACTACAAATACGTCCGGTTCCGGCAGAATCAGATGATTTTTTATACACGATTGAGAATCAGTACGAACATAGACCGGACTTATTAGCATTTGATGTTTATGGAGAATCGAAGCTGTGGTGGGTTTTTGTACAAAGAAATCTTTCAGTTTTAAAAGATCCTATTTTTGATTTCACACCAGGTACAAAAATTTATCTTCCTAAGCAATCTAATTTAAAACAATACTTAGGAATTTAGTATGGCTGAATTTGTCGAACGCAGAATTCAAAGTAACGGCAACACTGTTAACTTTAATATTGATAGAAGTCAGCCGTATGTTGACACTACTGTAAACGGACAGAGAACTCGAATTTACGGTTCTCAGCAACAGCTCGATACTTATCAGAATAGAAAACCAGACGGTACTCCGAAACTTCCAGTTGATACCCCTACACGTATTCCAGAAGGATCGGCTGTTACAGTTTCTGAATTACCAGCGGCAATTACTGAAGTTGTACCGAATGCTGCCGGAAACCCCTCATCGTCAACGCCTGTCTCTAGTTCAAGCGGAGTAAACCTTGCACAAGTTGTTCCAAATCCTTTAGAACAATATAGTAGTTTAGCACCACTTTGGACTCTTGCCGCGCTAACTCCTGAGCAATACAACAACCCTACTATATATAGAAAATCAACAGATGCACTTAAACATGTTATAATGGCAGCTGGCGGCCGATTTGATGCGCAGAGAACAAATACATTATACGGCACACCTGAATACTTTTTAAATGATTTTGAAATGAAGGCAGTAATTAATGCATCTGCATCTACAGGTAATACAAATGCATTAGGATTTAGTTTTACGCTATATGAACCATATTCTATGGGTACATTGTTACAGAGTATGCAAAACGCCGCATTGAATGCCGGCTACACAAACTATTTAGAATGTCCTTATGTTTTAAGATTAGATTTTAAAGGATATGACGATACTGGAAAAATCATAAGTTCAGTTAAGCCAAAATTCTTTGTAATGAAATTTAAAACTGTTAAGTTTCAAGTTACTGAAGGCGGAAGCACATATGAAGTAAAGGCGTTTCCTTTTAATCATACAGGGTTTTTAGATACTATAAACACATTGTATAATGATATTTCAATCGGAACCGGTTCCCCAGGAACAGTGAGAGACGCCCTAGTTTCGGGAGAAAAAAGCCTTACAAAATATTTAAATGATAATGAGCAGTTATTAGTAAGGCAAAATAGAATTAAAGTTCCGGATCAATATGAAATACAATTTCCTCAAAATTCTGCAGAAGTGTTTACAGGAAATTCTTCGCAAGCTAATAGTACTGCGAGAGCAACAATTGATCCTTTGATCGCTAATGCAGTAAGGAGAGTTACAGGCCGAGCACAACAAACAAACACTAATTTTGGACAAAACGCCATTGGCGGAGCAAGTTTTGGATTTGGTATCGGCGATGGCGGCAATTATCCATTTGCAAAAGAAGGTGATGTTATCACTGAAGATGGTATTATTGTAAGGGACCAGATGTCTATCAATCCTACTGAGCGTGAGTTTATATTTTCGCAAGGACAACCACTAACTGATATTATTGTTCAAACAATATTGAGTAGTGATTATGCCAAAGCGGCAATGGATCCTGCAAACCTTACTCCTGAAGGGTATATTAAATGGTTTAGAATAGATGTTCAAGTAGAGTTTTTAGACTTCGACGATCTAATAGGAGATTTTGCAAGAAAGATTTCCTACAGAGTAATTCCGTTTTATGTACATCATACAGTATTCCTGTCCAGTACAACTTCACCAGTTGGATACAACGAGTTAGAAAAGAAAATTGCCAAGCATTATGAATATATCTATACTGGACAAAATGTAAATGTATTAGATTTTGAAATTAAAATTAATAATTTATTTTTTGCTGGCACAAACCCGTCAGTAGAAGCTGAAACTAGAAACGAACAAGAAGAAAATGGCCTCACTGTAACTACAGGCCAAGACACTAGTGTACAAGCCGGCGCAAATCCAGAAGCACAGATTAGTAATACTGGTAGATCGAGACCCAGAAGAGATCCGTCTTTAATTGCCGCATCGAGTAACGGATCGGGTGTTGCGGACACAGAGCGAAAAGTAGCAGAAATGTTTAATAACGCATTTATTAACAGCACAACTGCTGATTTAATTCAAGTAGATTTAGAAATTTTAGGCGATACTTATTGGATGGTTGAAAGTGGTTTTGCAAATCATTTTGTTGAACCAACAAATCCGACTGATCAAATTTTATCAGACGGTACGGTTAATTATGAAGGCAGTGATGTTTTTATCTATATTTCGTTTAGAACGCCTGTAGATATCGATACAGAAAATTTAGGTAGTGGTCTATATAAATTTCCTGCAGGCTCAGTAAGTCCGTTTAGCGGAATTTATAAAGTTACAAAATGTTTAAACAAATTTAGTGACGGAAATTTCACCCAAGAGTTACGATGTATTAGGATGCAAGGACAGGCACTAGACTATGGCGGCGAAGCGTTACCGGGTGATAGATCCGGCGCCCTTGCTATTGGCATCGGCGGTGATAAATCTCCAGCACAAGATATTGCAAATGCGGCAACAGCAATTCAAAGTATTGCAAGTGGCGATTGGATTTCAAATTTAGATAGAATCTTTTCTGCTGCCGAAGCATCCGGGTTTACACCAACGACATCAAACCCAACAGCGGCAAGTACTACTCCGGAAATAGTTGAAAGAAGAATCCAGTCTAACGGTACGTTAGTTAACTTCAACATCGACCGAAAACTACCGTCGAGGCTAGTAAATATACGCGGTACTGAAACACGGGTGTACGGCACTGAAGCTCAATTAACTGAAAAATTTGGAGCCGCACCTAGCAATGCAGAAGACGGCGCTTAAAGGAGAAATATATTAATGTCAATTGATGGAAGATCAGGTCTTAACAATGGTCGCTGGGAAGGCGAGCGCCTAGGCAATGGAATTTATTCTGCTAAGGTAGTATCTGTTATCGATCCAACTTTTATGGGAACATTAAAAGTAACGCTCCTTAAAGGACAAGGTAATACAGTAGGTGATGAATCAAAAACATATCCTGTTAGATATGCATCACCTTTTATGTCATACAGTCCAATCGAAGCAACCGGAAGTAACAACAATGACTTTAATGACACTCAAAAATCATCAGGTATATGGGCAGTTCCTCCTGATATCGGAGTAACGGTGTTGTGCATGTTTATTGACGGCAATCCTGCAGAAGGGTTTTGGCTAGCAGTTGTACCACCTAGGTTTGCGAATCATATGACTCCTGCAATCGGAGCAGTGACAAATAATTTAGTTGCCGCTAGTGATGCAGACAAAGCTCTTTATGATACCGAACAACCCTTACCGGTAGGCGAAGTTAATAAACGTCATAATACTGAGATTGAAGAAAGTGACGCTGAAAAAATTCCAAAGCCGATACATCCAATTGCTTCTAGATTTTTAGATCAAGGACTCCTAGAAGATGACATCCGAGGTTATACGCTATCTAGTTCTCGTAGAAAAGCTCCTAGCTCAGTGTACGGAATGTCTACTCCTGGCCCATTAGATTATACCGACAATGCAAAACGCATGACAATGGGAACGACAGCTAGTCAATCTCCCGGCGAAGTTCCGGTAAGTAGATTAGGCGGCACACAGTTGGTTTTTGACGATGGAGACGATCAATTTCTTAGATCAACCAACGCCGGTGAAGGACCAGTAAAATATGTTGATGTAGTCAATGGCACTGATGCGTTTACTGGAGATCCAACTACAGATGTCGGAACAAAAAATATTCCTTACGGTGAGTATGCAAGATTAAGAACTAGAACCGGACATCAGATATTACTTCATAACTCTGAAGATTTAATTTATATCGGTAATGCTAGAGGCACTGCATGGATTGAAATGACCAGTAATGGTAAGATTGATGTATATGCAAATGATAGTATTAGTATACACTCTGAAAATGATTTAAACATTCGTGCAGATAGAGATATTAACATAGAGGCAGGGCGCAATATTAATATGAAAGCCACTGCAGAATATGAGAGTCCACAAGTAAAACATAGACAAACTGCCGACGGTAGTCCGAGTAGATTTCCAGCAGATGCGGCTGGTATTGAAGCAGGAAGAATACAATTAGAAAGTGCGTTCAATACCAACATACTTGCAAACTTTAATATGAAAATAGAAGCATTAGCAAAGTTAGACATAAATGTTGGAAGCGACACAAAATTAACCACAGGCGGCAGACTTGATGTTAAAACTAACGGAGCAGTATTTTTAACACAACCAACTTTTGATTTATCAACAACTGCCGGAGATAATAAACTTACTGCAACAGGCACAACACATATAAAAAGTGGATCACAGCATATTGAAACTGCTCCAAGGATTGATATGAATGGTCCAGAAGCTGCCCCTGCAGACACGGCAAATCCTGCACAGGTTATTTCGCCCTTAACTACCCATACTACAACAGTAAATGATGCACAAAATAAAGAATGGGTAGTTGACAGATATGCAGATGGCACATTCCAGTCTATAGTTAAGCGTGTACCGATGCACGAACCGTGGGCAGAGCATGAAAACTTCTCTCCGCAATTCTTTAATCAAGAAGCAACAGACAGAGAAATATTTACGCCACCACCAGCGGCTGCTACTGCACCACCAAATCCAAATCCACCCGACAGCGGCTCTCCAACAGCGGGCACCGGAACTCCTGCTCCTCGGCCGCAGTCAACCCCAGCAACAACTACTGGCGCTGGATTATCTGTTGATCCTACCGCAACTGATACCGAAAGTGCTCAAGCCGAAGCTCCGGTAGCTGAAACACCGGCAACAACAGGAACTCCTACTAGTAGATTAGACACTAAAGGCCAGTTTGCGAGAGAAGATGCACAAACATTACAGGATGTACAAGACGGTAAATACAGCGAAGGCGATACTGTTACTTGGCAAGGAGAAGAAGCAGTAGTTACAGCAAGCCCAAATGCAAACGACGACGTTCCGGTTATTAAAACGATTCCGCCTGAGCCCGAGCCCGAGCCAACAGCACCAAAGTCAAATGAAGAGAAGTTTAATACAATTAAAGGCCAATTCATAGATAGAGGATATCCAAATGAAGACTTTGCCAAAAGAGCTGTTAAAACTATTAGAAAAGCAAGGACGGCGAGTAAAGTTCCAGGCACTGATAACTTAGAAATATATCAGGATGGCAAATACTGGCGAGTAAGGGAAGTATAAAATTATGGCAAAATTATATAACAGAAAAGTTGTTTCGGTAAACAAAGCATCAATTGGTGACGACACAGTAAGTAGCTTTACATACACTGGATTTTCCAGTCAATCAAAAGAAACAGGATTTAAACTGTATGATATTGATTTAGTTAAACAAGATCTTATCAATCATTTTTATATTCGAAAAGGTGAAAAATTAGAAAATCCTGATTTTGGAACTATTATTTGGGATATAATTTTTGAACAATTTACTGAACAAGTTAAAGAACAAGTTGCTTCTGATGTCGAAACTATTTTAAATTACGACCCTAGAATTTCTGTAAGAGAAGTAGCAATAGATTCAACAGATCAAGGCATAAGAATTGAAGCGGCAGTTGTATACATACCTTTTAATATTAACGAAAAAATGCAATTTAACTTCGATAAGAATTCCAAGACGATACAATAAAATGCGCAGTTAATCAGTAGAATAAATACTGTATAGGAAGAGATTAATGAGTACAACCGCTAGACAAAATAACTTAATTTTAAACGAAGATTGGAAGCGTGTCTATCAGACTTTTAAAAACGCTGACTTTAAGAGTTACGATTTTGAAAATATTCGCAGGGTAATGATTTCATACCTGCGAGAAAACTATCCCGAAGATTTTAACGATTACATTGAAAGCTCAGAGTATCTCGCACTTATTGATACTATTGCATTTTTAGGTCAAAGTCTCTCGTTTAGGATTGACTTAGCAAGCAGAGAAAACTTTTTAGAGTTAGCTGAAAGAAAAGAAAGCGTCTTACGTCTAGCTAAGATGCTTAGTTATAATGCTAAACGAAATGTACCTGGACAAGGTTTATTAAAATTTAATTCAATTAATACTACAGAACAAATTGTTGACGGTAACGGTAAAAATCTAGCCAATCAAACAATTCGTTGGAACGATCCGACAAATACTAACTGGGCTGAACAGTTTATTACAGTAATGAATTCCGCAATGGCAGATAACCAAGAATTTGGAAAACCTGCAGACAGTAATACTATCGACGGAGTACCTTCGGAGCAATACAGACTTAGAACAACAAGTTTTGATGTGCCATTATTCAATTTCGGTAAAAGTGTTGCAGGCCGTACAATGTCTTTTGAAATTGTTAGCACATCGTTTAAAGAACAAGAAACATATTACGAAGAACCTCCCGTTCCAGGCAACCAAATGGGATTCATTTACAGACAAGATGGCAAAGGTCCTGGCAGTGAAAACACTGGGTTCTACATGATGTTTAAGCAAGGCTCTTTAGAGCTAGCTGACTTTACATTCGATGTTCCAGTTGCAAATGATAAGTTAAGCGTAGATAGCGATAACATTAATAATAACGATGTTTGGCTTTATCAGTTAGACAGCAACGGCGCACAAATTGCAGAATGGTCACAAGTATCAAATCTTGTAGGAAACAATATTTCTTACAATAGCTTGTTCCGTGGCATAAGAAATATCTATGCTGTAGAAACAAAAGAAAATGATAAAATTGATTTAGTATTTTCAGACGGTGTATATGGCAACCTGCCGTTAGGGCCTTTTAGAGTTTATTACAGAGTTAGTAACGGTTTGCAATATGCAATTTCTCCAAGAGAAATGCGAGGAATTAATGTAAGTGTAAAATATCTTAGCAAGAACGGAACTGAACAAACCTTAACAATAGGTTTGGGCCTCGAATATACTGTTACAACTGCGGCAAGGACTGAAAGTATTGCTAGCATCAAACAGAATGCACCTGCAACATATTATACACAAAATAGAATGATTACAGGAGAAGATTATAACCTTGCTCCTTTAAGCAGTTCTCAAAATATTTTAAAAGTAAAAACAGTTAACAGAACATCTAGCGGAGTTAGTCGAAACTTTGATTTAGTTGATGCAACTGGAAAATATAGTTCAGTTAATGTTTTCGGTGATGATGGTTATGTTTATAAACAAGACTCTGAACAAACGTTAAGTTTTAAATTTAATAATAGAGTAGAAATTGTAAACTTTATTAAAAATCAGTTAGAACCTAAATTCACAAGTAAAGATATCTATAACTTTTATCTAACAAAATATGATAAAATTTTGTTTCCAGAAGACACAAGTGTCTGGGTACAGGTTAGTGACGAAGTTAATAGTTCAACAGGATATTTTAAAAGTACAGTTGATCAGTCTTTGTTAAAAGTTGGTACATATACAACTAATGTATTAAAGTATGCAACGCCTGGCACTGCTATTAAGTTTACTGCTCCAGCTGGTTTTAAGTTTTTAACAACAGAGTATAATAAACTAGTAGATGATACGACAGATAGTGATTATCTTTCAGACTTTGTTTGGGCAACAGTAAAGAATGTATCGGGCGATGGCACTAATGCAGGTAGAGGCGTACTTACAACTGGACTAGGTCCTATTGTGCTAAGTTCGCCAATACCGTCAGATGCAATTGCATCAAGAATTGTTCCTAAATTTATAAACAATTTGCCTGATGATTTAGAATCAGAAATTATAAATCAGGTTGTTGGTTTACAAACATTTGGTCTAAGATATGATATTGCAGAAGCAAAATGGAAATTAATACAACAACAAAACCTCAATCTTATTGACGAGTTTTCTTTAGGTAAATCAGGTGACACTACAAATGAAAATATTGATGCTTCGTGGATTGTAGCGTTTGAAAGAAAGCCAGACAGTTATACAGTTAAAATTAGAACTGTGGATTATATTTTTGGAAGCGTACAACAGAATAGATTTTATCTAGATCCAAATGATACAGGATTTAATAATTTAACTAGAAGAACAGAAAAAGATAACGTTAAAGTATTATCAATTAACAAGAATAAAGATAATTTAGGTGCAATTGATAAAGATTATGTATTTGATATTTACGATACTATTAAGTATTCAGATGGATATGAAGATACTAAGGAAGTTAAAGTGACTTTTGCAGACTTAGATAATAACAATGTAGCTGATAATCCTGATAGTTTTATTAATATTGTCGGCGAAGATACTGACTTAAAATATCTATTTTTTGAAGAAACAACTGATACATATGGAACAACAATTTATAATTTAATTGATAACTCATCTTCATTGATTATTTTAAGAGCAAAAGAATCGCAAGTAAATGTAAACGATTTTGATGACGGCCAATTGATTTATTTTTACGATAGTAATGAAAAAACAATTAAGCAAGTTAATAAGACTACGAATACTTTAGATTTAAAAACTTCTTATAAAGCAGTAGTAGGAAGAGACAATATCAAGTTCCAGTATAAGCATTCAGCTAGCGAGGATAGAAGAATTGATCCTAGTTCAACTAATATTATGGATCTTTACTTGTTAACTAGATCCTATGATACTGTTTATAGAAACTATCTTGCAGGCACGACAATTAAACCAGAAGCACCGACTGAAGAGAGTTTAAGATCACAATTTGGAACACAACTTTCTAATATAAAAGCAATTAGTGACGAAATTATTTTTCATCCAGTAAATTATAAAGAACTGTTTGGAAGTACAGCTGAACCGTCACTTCGCGCTTCGTTTAAAGTAGTAAAAAATAATAATAAATCATTGAACGACAATGATCTAAAGGTTAGGATTGTGAACGCTATTAATAGTTTCTTTGCAGTCGAAAATTGGGACTTTGGTGATAGATTTTACCTAGGCGAATTAACAACATATGTGCTTAATGTTACAGCACCTGATGTTAGTAACTTAGTTATTACTCCAGTTGAACCAGAAAAAACATTTGGTACACTATTTGAAATACAAAGTGCTGAAGACGAAATTTTCGTTAGCAGTGCTACTGTTGATGATATTCAAATTGTTACATCAATAACAGAAGCCGACATTAAAACAAACTTTGGTAGTACATCAGGAGGATCATATTAATAATGGCTAAGAAGGTATATCCTAAGAGCAACACGCCGATTAGAGAATCATCTAATTTTCTACCAGAAATATTTAAAACTAAGAATAATAAGAAATTCTTAGAAGGTACTCTCGATCCTCTTGTACAACCCGGTGTTGTTGAAAAACAAACGGGCTACATTGGAAAAAGATACGGTAAAACTTTTAAATCATCTGATACATATTTAGAAACTGATCAAACACTAAGAAGTCGCTATCAACTTGAACCTGGCGTTACAATTGAAGAAGATGGTAAAGTTACTAATTTTCATGACTACTTAGATTTTAAAAATATTATCAAGTTTTTTGGAAATGAAGAAGAACGAGATAATTTAATTACAAACCAAGAACATTACACCTGGGATCCGGCAATTGACTGGGATAAGTTTATAAATTATCGCGAATACTATTGGGCACCGCTTGGTCCGGATCCTATTAGTATCAGAGGTCAAGCAGTTAAAGTTTCGAGTGAATACACCGTATCTACTAGTGTTAATTCGTGGATCTTCACCCCCGACGGACAAACAAATAATCCGTCAATTACGCTTTACAGAGGCGCAACATATGTATTTGATGTACAAGATCCTACTGAAGGTTTCTTTATTAGGTCCAACTACGACACCGGAAGTTTAATTTTTGATCCTAACAAAGACTATTTTGCAGGACAGTTTGCAGTATATGATGACAAGTTATGGAGAGCAATAAGAGATACATTATCAACTGATGGTAGTAGTATTGATATCAATTCTCAAGATTGGGAATTAGTTGATATTAATGCCGGTTTTTCGAGTTTGAATTTTATTGACGGTATCGAAAATAACGGAGTAAGAAATGGCAAGTTAACATTTACAGTTCCGATGGATGCTCCTGATATACTATATTATCAAAGTGGTATTGATCCTAATAAACTAGGAAGATTAGTAATAGCAGACGTTGATACAAATACTTTTCTTAATGTTGAAACCGAAGTAATTGGTAAACAAAACTACACAACTGTTGACGGTTGGAGTTTGTCAAATGGAATGGTATTACGATTTACTGGAAAAACATCTCCAGAAATATACCAAGACAGCAATTGGTTAGTAGAAGGCGTTGGCAAGGAAATACGCCTAGTTAAATTTGAAGACTTAGTACCTCCTCAAATTTCAGCTACGGTTCCTGAAGTGTTGTTTGATAACCAAGGGTTTGACTCACAACCGTTTGATGATGCCTCACAGTTTCCAGCAGAAAAAGATTATATTACAATTAATAAATCTTCAAAAGATAAAAATCCATGGAGTCGATATAATCGCTGGTTCCATAAAGATGTATTAACATTTTCCGCCGAACAGCGAAATTCGTCTTATACCTTCCAAGAAGATGCAAGGGCAAAACGTCCTATTATTGAATTCCTGGCAGACATACAATTATATCAACACGGCAATATAGCAAAGCAAACTGTAGATTATGTTGATAGTTTTACTAATGATGTGTTCAGTAAAATTGAAGGAAGTACAGGGTATATTGTTGACAGTGAATCACTATTTGAAGGTGCTAGAGTCCTAGTAATTTCTGATACTGATATTCTTGCAAATAATAAAATATATGAAGTTAAGTTTATTATCCACAATAGTAATAAGCAAATTACTCTACAAGAAACAGCCGATAGTGTATCTAATATAGGCGATACTGTATTGATTCGAAGAGGATCGACTAATGCAGGAAAAATGTATTACTTTGACGGTAGTGCATGGAATGAAAGCCAAGCAAAAGATACAGTAAACCAGCCACCGCTGTTTGACTTTTTTAATTCGGCTGGAGTTAGTTTTAGTGATGAAGATACCTACAATACATCTACATTTACGGGAAGTAAGCTATTTTCATATGCTAGCGGAACAGGAAATATCGATAGTGAATTAGGTTTTGCAATTAAGTATCAAAATATCGAAAATGCAGGCGATATTGTTTTCGATTTTAATAGCGAAGTAGACTCGTTTAGCTATAGTCAGGATACAACTGATATTACTAATTCTTTAAGTTCTGGCTTTTATAAAATTGGAGACGAGTATTCAAATGGATGGACAATTTTAGATAAAGAGTTTCTACAACCAGTAATTGATACTCAAGTAGCACCCGACGATACTGATACTTTTACTTTTAATGCTGTTGATTGGAATAGTTTTAATCCGGATACTGATAAAATTCAGTTCTTTACAGCATCAGACAGAGTTAGTGAAAGTTATACTAGAAACTTTAATAAATTTACATTTAATAAAACGTTTTTAAAAGGCGAAGAATTAACAATCAAAGTAATTTCGTCTGCAGAACCTAATGAAGGATACTATGAAATTCCGGTAGGGTTGGAAAAAAATCCTCTGAATCAGCAGTTAACGTCTGCGTCACTAGGACAAATTATTGATCATATTAGATCAGGTCTAGAATTTCAAACAGTGTTCGACGGAAGATTTCCGGGCGTAGGTAATTTAAGAGATATTGTTGAGTATAGACAGCATGCTAAACGATTTGTAAAACATGCCGGGCTTGCTCCTGTTGCTATACATTTACTTACAGACAAGCAAATGAATATTATTAAAGCAATTGGACATGCAAAAGATAACTATTCAAAATTTAAAAACAATCTTTTGCAAACGGCATTAGAAGTACAAACCGGATTAGAAACAGCAAATGCATTAGATTCGATCTTAGAAAAAGTTTCTAACCCGTTAACAATTGCCAGTCCGTTTGCTGATTCTGATATGATAGGTACAGGCGCCTATGTATCAACAGTTATTCAAGTTGAAGATACTGAGTCAAAAACATTTGCAACTAAAGAAACATTTAAAATCAATGAAGTTAGTCGAAAAGCAGTTTACATATATGTAAACAACGTTCAACTGTTGATCGACCAAGATTATATAATTGATAATACATTTGGTTTTATTAGACTAAGCAGTGATTATCAACTATTTGAAAACGATATTGTTGAAATTAGAGAATACGTTTCGACGGCATTTTCACATGTTCCGCCTACACCGACTGCAATGGGAATGTACAAATTATATGTTCCTCAGAAGTTTTTAGATGATACATTTAAAACACCAACTAATGTAATACAAGGTCATGACGGTAGTATAACTGTTGCATATAATGACTTTAGAGACGATATACTTCTAGAGTTTGAATATAGAATTTATAATAACATAAAATTAAAATATGATTATACTGTTTTTGATATCGATAAGGTACTTGGTGGATATTACGGAAATGCAGAGTTTACTAAAGATCAATTAGATGATGTAGTCGGTAGAGATTTTTTAAGATGGGTTAGTGATTCGTCATTAAATTATACATCAATTGATGACTATTTTGTAGAAAACGAACCGTTTACTTACAATTATAGTAACATGACAAGTCCTGATAAAAATGATAATTTACCAGGATACTGGAGAGGTGTATATAAACATTTCTATGATACAGATAGACCTCATACACATCCTTGGGAGATGCAAGGATTTTCTATTAAACCTGAATGGTGGGAAAGCGAATACGGTCCAGCACCTTACACTAACGGAAATCTTATATTATGGAAAGATATCCAAGATGGTAGGATTAAACAAGGCAGTAAAGCAGGCATTGTTAGTAGGTATGCAAGACCTAATTTATTAAAGCACCTCCCGGTTAATGATTCGGGTAAGTTATTAGATCCATTAGTAAGTGGATTAGCAACTAATTATAGTTTAATTAATAATAGGAATTCATTTAAAGTTGGCGATGTTGGTCCGGTTGAAAATGCTTGGAGGTCAAGTAGTGAATATCCGTTTGCAATTATCTCTGCATTATGTTTGTTGAAACCGTTTTCGTTTATCCTAGATAACTTTGATAAAACGTCAGTTGAACGAAACAGCATCGGACAGTTAGTTAACAAAGACAGCAAGGTATTTCAAACATTAGATGATCTAACACTGCCAGTTGCTGGTGAGACACAAACAATTGGACTATCATACTATCTAAGTTCGTATGCTAGATATTTGGGACTAGGAGTTGATTCCTTCCAAGACAAAATTAACCATTTACAAGTACGACTATCGAGTAGACTTAGTGGATTTGTTGATAAAGAAAATCAAAAATACTTACTAGATTCAAAAAGTCCTTCGAGTAGAAATGCTGGTGTGTTTATCCCTCCAGAAAACTACGAAATTTATTTTAATGTAAGTAGTCCTATTGAAACATTATCTTACAGCGGTGTAGTTATTGAAAAAACTTCAGCTGGTTGGTCTGTAACTGGATACGATAATGTAAATCCTTACTTTACAATTCACAAAGCTCTTTCGAGACAGAACGATCCGTTAATTTCTGTAGGCGGCGTATCTGAAAATTTTGTAATCTGGGCTCCAAACCAAAGTTATTCAAATGGTCAAATTGCGTTATACAGAAATGACTATTATAGAGCAACTGGCGGACATGATGCCGGTGACGAATTTGATAAAACAAAATGGACCAAACTTGCTAAACTTCCTTTAATAGGAGCAAAAGAAGCACAACTTAGAAAAAGTTTTAATTATTTAAAAACAGAAAAAGTATCCTACGGTACTACATTTGATTCTATACAACAAGTAGTTGATTTTTTACTTGGATACGAAGCATGGTTACAACAGCAAGGATTTGTCTTTGACTACTATGATAACGAATTACAAGAGGTTCATAACTTCCTAACATCTTGTAAAGAATTCATGTTCTGGACAAAGCAGAGCTGGGAAATTGGTTCGTTGCTTACAATTAGCCCTGCCGCTGTAAGTGTAAAAATTAAAATGCCAATTGGTGTTGCTGACAGTTATACTGATACGTTTTATGACTACAATATTTTAAAAGCTGACGGCGAAACATTTAATATTGATAATATCAACGTTAAACGTTCATTCCAAGAAATAGAAGTTTCTACTGAAAACACCAATCAAGGAATATATTTTCTTGCAACTAACTATGTTCTCAAAGAACATGTTGTAATTTTTGATGATAGAACTGTGTTTAACGATGTACTGTTTGATAAAAAGACAGGATACAGACAAGAGAGAATAAAAACAGACGGATTCAAAACAACTGACTGGGATGGTGATTATACTAGTCCGGGATTTGTTTTTGATAATGTTGATATTAATTCATGGTCGCCCTTTAAAGATTATAAATTAGGAGATATTATACAATATAGATCAACTAATTTTACAGCATTGAGAAATCACACAAGCGGCGAAATCTTTGATATTGCTTTTTGGACATTGTTAGATTCGAAACCGACTAAAAAATTAATTCCAAACTTTGATTATAGAATTAATCAAATTGAAGAATACTTTTCAACAGATTTCAGAGGTATCGGCGAGACACAAAAAGATATTGCTAGGCATACTTTTGGATATCAGCCACGTGCATACCTAGATGAAATTATTGTTGACGAAACAACCCAGTTTAATCTTTATAGAGGATTCATTAGGGAAAAAGGTACTAACAATTCTATTATTAAGTTCTTTGATACTACATCTGAAAAAGATAATGCAGTTACTATATCAGAAGAATGGGCATTTAGAACTGGAATTTTAGGCGGTAAAGATCAGTCTACTAACTATGAGATTAATATTAGCCCCGATGATTTAAAATTAAATCCTCAGCCATTTAGCTTTGTAAGTTCTAAGCCAGTTAATCCACAAGATCAAATTGCTAGAAAAAATAGAGATGACTTTTCGATTGCTCCAATTCCATATACAAGTAATATTAATCCTACAAGTTATGAAGATAAAAAGTTATTAACTGCCGGGTATGTTAAAATAGGTCAAACAGAATATACAATTAGAAAGCCTGATGACATATCATTGTTAGATGTAACATTGTTAAACAACAATGATCACATTTGGATTACATTTGCCGAACCCGGATGGAATGTATTAAGAGTAAAAATTCTAGATAATCTGCCAGTAGCACAGATAATTAAAGACGGCACAACAACAACGGTGTTCTTTACTAAAGTTCATAATTATGCAGAAGGCGACTATATTGGAATTACAGATGTTTTAAACCTAACTGGAATTTTTAAAATTGAGTCCGTTGGAGCATTTACAGTTCAATTTACTGCGCCTGATCGAAAAGAAGTCGAAACAGATGCTAGTTCCTTTGTATTTCCGATTAAATTTGTTAATGCTAGACATAGTACATACGATGATATCTCAGATGAGGACACTGCACTTTTATCCGAAGGTGCAAAACTTTGGATTGATAAAAACAAAAACGGACAATGGGAAGTTGTTGAAAAAGATAAAGTGTATTCGTCAACAGCTATTATTGATTACGGTGTAACTACTCCAATTAAAACTGGTACTACTGTAGAGTATGCTCCATTAAGTCGACAGATTTTTAGTTCTATTCCTGGCAGTGATGCAGTAGGAGTATTTTTATCAACTGCACACGGCATTGCTTCTAGACAAACATTGCTGTCTCCGAGTAGTTTGCAAGGATCTTTTGCAAACAGTTTTGGTAAAGCACTAGCACTTAGCCCGGATGAGAAATGGTTAGCAGTTGGCGCACCGGATGCAACTGATATTAGAACAGGGTTTAAAGGAGTATTTGACTTTGCAGTAAGATACTTTACTAAAGATATTGTTTTACATGATGGTAGATTGTGGGAAGCACAAACTGAGATCACTGCTGATAGTAGTACTATTAATATCGACAGCGAAGACTGGAAGTTAATTAAAACAATTAGCCCGTTGTCAGGTTCAGGCGTTCCTGGATTTAATCGACAAGGGCTAGTACTGCTATACAAATATGAAAATTCTCAATGGAACTTAGAACAAACTATAGCGAGTCCTAGACCGCAAGAGTACGAACAATTTGGTTATTCGATTGCATTAGCAACCCCTTCAAACGGAAACTGGAAAATGTTTATCGGTGCTCCGGGTAGTATGGGTAACAAAGGTCGTGTTTATATGTATCAATATAACACAACAACAACTGAATGGGAAACAGTCGAAAACGAAAGATACGTTGGAATATTTGATTATGACCGAGAATATCTCACAGGCGATATTGTATACTTTGGGGGAGATCATTACAGAGCACAAACTGCAATTACAATTACCGACGGAGTTACTGATCCATCTGGTACAACAGATTGGTTAAAAGTTGATGATGTAACTACTCGACATAGCCTACCACAAAGTATAGCTTTAGAAGACGAAGGAAGCACATTTGTTGAAGGACTAGTAAGTAAAGATCAAATTGCTGAACTAGTTGCAACTGATGATCAATTCGGATTCAGCATCTCAACCAATTACACTGGTGATTATTTAACTATTGGTGCTCCTAAGAGTGATGACCAATGGTATCCTAATTATAAAGGCGAATGGAGAGTTTGGGAAACATACTATACCGATGATGTTGTGAGATATGAAGGTAACTTCTATAAGCTAACTGATGCAAGAGAAGGAATCGTTGATAGCTCAATTGAGTATAGTTCAACAGGAGATGATCCTTCAAATACAAGCGCATGGACAGATATTGGCGACAGTACAGTAGATGCAACTGGTAAAATATTTGTTTACAAATTAAACGACTTTGGTAACTATAGCTTACTACAAAATATATCAGCCGCAAATTTAAATATTAGTTCTACACTAGAAGAACAAATTAATAGCGGAGACTTATTTGGATTTGATATTAGTATGGACCATTCGGGATCGACAATTGTAGCATCAAGTCCGCTAGCAGATAGGAATGGAAAGAATCAAGGTAGTGCTTATATATTTGATTTATTACCTTCTGCAACAAAGTTTAGTCTATCGCAAAAAATAGAAAGTTTCGAAGATTTTCCAAACGAGTTCTTTGGGCATAGCATATCAATCTCTTCAGGTAAAGAGCAAATAGCAGTTGGTGCCAAAAATTCAATTTATAAATCTTCAGTTATATTTGATAATAACTCGACAACATACGATAGAAATACTACGTCATTTACTGACGATCCTGGGTATTCGGGTGCTGTGTATGTATTTGAGAAAAAAGGTACAAGATATAAATTAGTTGAAAAATTACAAGATGAACTAGAATTAAATGAAGATTTTGGTAGTAGCGTCTTTGCATCAAGAACAGAGGTAGTAGTCGGTAGTCCTAGGTACAGCGTAGACGGTGTCAATGTAGGTAATACCAGAATCTTTACTAAAGATAATACTAAGTCAGGCCTAAACGTTTTAGCTCAAGAAACACCATTGGTTGATTTAGATCTTATTCGAAGAATAAGTTTGTATGACTTTGGAACTAGTTATAAACTTGGAGACTTGCAAGTAATCGATAATGCTAGATTGCAGATTAGTTCTAACGCATCAAAAGAGATAACATTCCAAACACATTACGACCCGGCAATTTATAGCGTCGGTGACGACATTGTAAGCGTTGATAGTGACATACGTTGGGCCGAGCAAAATGTTGGAAAACTGTGGTGGGATTTATCAACTGCAAAATGGTTAAATTATTATCAAGGATCTGTAGCTTATAGATCAGCAAACTGGAATGCTTTAGCACCAGGAGCATCTATTGATGTATACGAATGGGTAGAGACTAAATTACTACCGTCGGAGTGGAGTGCGATAGCTGATACCGAAGCAGGATTAAAACTAGGCGTTTCAGGACAGCCTAAATATGACGACAGTATTTACAGTATTAAAAATGTACTAGTTCCTATCACTGGTTCACTTGAACCTAGATATTACTTTTGGGTCAAACAAAAAACTGTAGTACCGGAGATATCTGGAAGAAGTATTAGTTCAGCATCAGTTGCGGCCGAAATTACAAACCCTGCGATAGGTAATACATTCATTGCACTCGCTGACAGCGATTTAATTATTGCATACAATTTAAACACATTTATCAACGAAGAATCAATTCTAAATATCGAATACCTAAATCAGAAGAAAGATTTAAATGCGATACATAGAGAATACCAGCTAGTTACCGAAGGTGACAAAGATAGTTTGCCTAACAGCCAACTAGAAGCAAAATGGATTGATAGTATAGTTGGGTTTGATATTGCTGGTAATAGAGTACCGGATCCGGACCTGCCTAAAAAGCAACAGCAAGGTATTTCCTTTAGACCTAGACAGAGTATGTTTATTGACAACCGACCTGTACTAAAACAGACAATACAAAAAATAAATGAAGTATTGCAAAAAGAAGCGTTTGCAGATGACATTAACATGTCAAACTTAAATGCAAAAGACGAAATTCCTAGCGCAGTGCTAAACTTATACGACGCGGCAGTAGAAACAAATGATGATCTAAACACAGTAGGTACTATACGTGTACAGCCAGCAAAACTAACTGCCAACTTAATTAACAATAAACTACAAAGTGTAACTATCAGCGATCCAGGATACGGATATAAAGTAGTTCCTACTGTTGAAATTAATGGCGACGGCAACGGCGCACAAATTGAACTTTCGTTAGATAATCAAGGAAGGATTTCATTAGCGACTGTAGTTAATCCTGGTAAAGGATATACATACATAGATTTTGTAGTTAGACCGTTCTCAGTGTTAGTCAAGAGCGATGCTACATCAAACGGTTACTGGAGTATATATTCTTGGGATACAAATAGAAAAACATATTTTAGAAGCAAGTCGCAATCCTTTGATACATCTAAATATTGGAATTATATTGATTGGTGGAAAACAGGATACTCTCCAACTGATCGAATAGTAAAAACTGTTGAAAATATTATTGAAATAAATCAACTAGAATTAAATGTTGGCGATTTAGTAAGAGTCCAAGAATATGGCGCAGGCGACTGGGCAGTGTTAGAAATTAAAAACACTCCGATTGATATTACAACAGATGTTGAAATTGTTGGTCGAGCAAACGGCACAATTGAAATTACTGCTAGCTCATATGATAAGTCTCCGGGCATTGGATTTGATTTATTAAAATCCTACGATAGTGGTTTATATGATACAGAAGTTTCTAAAGAAATTAGAAATATTTTAAAAGCCGCTAAAGAAGATATTATGATCGGAGAGTACGAAGAAGAATGGAATCGATTATTTTTCCTTTCTGTTAGATATGTATTCTCGGAACAGTTATATGTGGATTGGGCATTTAAAACTAGTTTGATTTCCGCAGTACACAATATCGGAAACTTTAAACAAAAATTTGCCTANAGACAAGACAATATNGATGCTTATTTAGACTTTATTAATGAAGTTAAGCCCTATAGAACTAATATCCGAGAATATATTAGTAAGTACGATGATCTTCAGTTAAGCCCGACAGCAATAACTGACTTTGATATACCGCCAACGTATGTTGAATCTCTAGGTAAAGTATCTCCTCTTGATGCAGAAGTAGCTATTGATTACGGATATCCATACACATGGTGGTTTGAAAACAGAGGCTTTGAAATTACAGATATTGTTGTTTCAAATGCAGGTAGTGGTTATACTAGTCCTCCGACAGTTCTTATCGAAAGCGAAACTGGATCAGGAGCTAAAGCAACTGCTTTTATCAGCTCCGGTAAAGTAATCGGAATTAAAATAAGTAATACAGGTTCGGGATATTACACAAATACTAAAATATCTTTAGTAGGCGGCAACGGAAATAACACTGATAATGCTAAAGCTGTTGCAATCTTTGGAAATAGTAAAGCAAGAACTTTTGACCTGTCGGTTAAGTTTGATAGAATTTCTAAGACAGGAATTTATCAAAACTTTGACTTTACTGAAACATTTATAGCATCTGGCAATAGTTCGGTGTTTGATCTAAAGTATGCTCCAACTATTGACAAAACTAAAATTGTAATAGAAAAAAATAATCAAATTGCATTACAAAATGAATATTCAGTTGATGTTTTCACTAAAGAAATTAACGGATTTGATTTAATCAAAGGCAGAATTAAGTTTACAGACAAACCCGAGGCTGGTGATGTTATCAAAATTACATACGACAAGAACATTGATTTATTAGATGCAGTAAACAGAATTAATGGATTTTATAACGAAGCATCCGGAAAACGTAGTAAAGACTTAAATCAGTTAATGACTGGTATTGATTTTGGTGGAGTTCAAATCCAAGGCACAACATTTGATGTTACAGGCGGTTGGGACGCCCTTCCTTGGTTTACAGACAGCTGGGATAGTGTAGAATCTGATGCAGACTTTTACGTAATTGCTGAAGACAGTACCAACACAGTAACTTTACCGTTTACACCAGCTGATGGCGCAGAAATTAATATCTACTTAAAACGTGCCGGTGAAACAGACGATAGAGAAATTTTAAATCTTCAATACGAAGATAGACAAGAAGCACCGAAGACTGTAAGAATCGATGACCCGGCATGGGATGAAAATTGGGATAGTTCAAATCAATTAAATCCAAATGCTCAAATGCCAACATTCTACGGTGATGGCAGTACTAATGTTATTGAAATTGGCCGTTATATACAAACGTTGCCAGGCGATACACTAATATTTAGACCTGCTGAAAGTGACGGCAGTGTTAGAATTAATGACGAAACTATTATCGATACTAACATTAACGCTGGAACATTATCGGCAATTGATGGAATATACCAAACAGCTAAAGGTATTGATGCTTCTGATATTAATGTTGACGGAGGCCAGTTTACATCACCCGAAACTAACCCAGCACCTGAAGAAAATGTTCCAGGGCAAGTACTCGATACATTAAGTATCAAAGTATTCCAAGTAAACAGAGAAGGGTCACCAAACGTTGTAAACAAAATTGTTTACGGTAACGATACTACTGATATTTTCGATATCGGAAACACTGTTATTGCCAAAGACAGTATTATAATTTATAAAGACAGTGTTAGAGTTAGCACTGACGAATATGAATTTGTGTCTGCTACAAATAATGTTCAGTTTACTACGCCTCCGGCAACTGGTGAAAAACTAGAAATTATCAGTATCGGACTAGGCGGCAGCAATATCTTAGACTATCAAGAGTTTGTTGGTGACGGAACAACACTGAACTTCCTAACAGAAGCAAACTTTAATCAAACAACTGATGTATATGTAAGTGTTAACGGCGCTGAGAAGCAAATTTCATTTAGTAATAGTACTGAAACACTAGGATCAGTACAAGAAAGAACATTAGTTAGTTTCGGCGAAGCTCCAGAAAAAGGACAAATTATCAAAATTATTGCGGTAGGATCGTCGCAGTATGGTCAGGGACAGGCGATTGTTAAAACAAACGTTCAAGAATTAGTATATGACGGCAGCACTAGATCGTTTGATTTAGATAACTTTGTTTCTTTAGAGAAAGCCGCCGCACTTTCTAATATACTTTTAGAAATTAATGATACTAGAATTGATACAATTGATTCAAACTCATTTACAGTTAGTGATCAATATATTGAAATATTGGAAACAGTTGACATAAACGGAATTGTAACCAGTAGCAAGAAAGTTTATCAGTTTATCATCGGAACAGATCCGTTAGAACCGTCGGGTAGTATTTTAACAAGTAATGTTAATGTATTTGTTAACGGGAATCCTTTAACTTTTATCGAAGAGTTTGTATATAGTGGTGTTAACAAGGCAGTTACTATCGAACTAGATATATTAAATGATGGCGATATTGTTAGAATTGAAAACGACCTTAGAAAAGATTTTACTATTAACGGCAATACAATTACATTGAACGATAATATTAGTATATCTGAAGGAGATACTATTAGAGCTACATGGTTCTCTGATTATCCAGCTATGGATCTTGTAACTGATAAATTTGAAGCAGGAAAAGTTAACTATAAAATATCGACTACACCTACAACAGCATCGGCTGTTTGGGTTTATCTAAATGGCAAAAAGTTAGTTCAGGACAATGACTATCGAGTATCACTACCTTCTGGATATGTTTATCTCGAAGTAGATAGCTTACCGACTGACGAGGTAACAATTATTACATTTGGATCTAGAATATTCCGCCTACCAAATGCATTTGAAATCAATAAAGATATGTTAAACATTTACAAATATAATAGATACAGTCTTGCTGATGAACTACAGTTAGCACAACCGTTAAGATATTATGATAAAACAATTGTTGTAAATGACAGCACTAGCTTACCGATTCCGAATTCTTCCAGAAACATACCTGGAGTTATTGATATTGCAGGCGAAAGAATTGAATATTTTGCAATTGACGGAAATACACTAAGTAACTTGAGAAGGGGAACAGGAAGCACNTCAATAGGAGAAGTATATCCTGCGAATACCGGATTTAGTGTTGTTGGTAATCAAGAAGTTATTCCGTACAAAGACGAGCAAGTAAGAGAAGACTTTGTGAGTGACGGTAGTAGTCTGTTAATTGGTCCGCTTCCGTATATTCCTAAGAAAGGAACACAAGAAATTACAAAAACTACAATTCCGTCAACACACGGAAGATGTGATGAGATTGAAGTTTTTGTTGCAGGTATTAGATTGCGAAAGGCAGATTTAACAGTATTTGATGAAAATATTGCAAGTCTAAGCCCAGATGCTGACAGAGTACTTGAACCAGAATTTACTGTAGACGGCGAATCGGCATTTATTAGATTGACTACAGTAATACCGGCAGGCGCAAGAATAACTGTAGTAAAGAAAACTGGTATTTCGTGGTATGACAAAGGAAATACCACAGCAACTACCGGAATTACACTAATTGAAAACAAATCACCAGTAGCTAAATTCATTGCAGGAAAGACTACTGAGCTACCCGAATAAATACAGTATGGAACACAAAGAGAAAGATATGTCAAACACAAACGAACCTAAAAACGAAAGTCCCGTAAATGAAAAATCCGGAGTTAACTTTCAAGGTCATATTAAGATATTTGACCCCGAAACTGACGAAGTTTACGTAGATAAAAGAAATGCTATTCACTATGAAAATATGAGTGTCGCAATGGCCAATAGTTTATCAAATCAAGGAACCGGAAGTATTGGTGAAATGGTGTTTGGTTCCGGCGGCACAACAGTTGACCCAACTGGACTTATTACATATCTAACACCTAACACGGTAGGTATTAACAGTAGCTTATATAATCAGACATATAGTAAAGTAGTAGATCAAAATAACATTAGTAACAATGATCCTACAAGAAACAAAATGCAAATTAGACATATTAGTGGTGCAACCTATACTGATATTATTATTTCGTGCTTACTTGACTACAGTGAGCCGATTGATCAAGAAGCATTTGACAACAGTCCGACACTAGAAGGAAACTTTGTTTTTGACGAGTTAGGACTAAAATCATATGATCCTAATGACAACGGCAAGCTACTGACACATGTTGTATTCCATCCGGTACAAAAGTCATTGAACAGGTTGATGCAGATCGATTATACAATTAGAATCCAAAGTTTAACTGGATTTAGTGAGGAATAAGTATGCCGTATCAAGTTAATTTTACAGACAGTGAAAACAAAACTCCAATAACAGTTTACGATAATACTTCTAGCCAAGATACTAGCTTAACTTTTCCTGGGAGAAACGTCACAGGGTACGGGCAAATTATCGGCGAGAACTTCTTACATTTATTAGAAAATTTTGCAAGTGCTAATCCTCCAATTAACCCTATTGAAGGTCAACTATGGTATGATACTACTAATGGTGTATTGCAATTATTTGATAATACAAATTGGAAAGCGGCATCGAACATACAAAAAGGACCAACTGAACCGTCAGTTGAAACATCAAAAATTGGCGAGCTTTGGGTAGACACAACTAATCAGCAACTAAGAATTTTTACAGGTTCTAGATGGTTGCTTGTTGGACCAAGCGAAAGTTCAATTGACGGATTACGATATGGACCAGCTGTAGAAACTATTACCGATAGTGATAACGTAGAAAGAAATGTTATCTTATTTTATATTGCAGATGTTATTGTCGGGATTGTATCAAAAGATAGTTTTAGACCAAAGCTGACACTATCGGGATTTGAAACAATTCTATCAGGACTTAACATTGCTACTCCCCAATCGGGACAAGAAGCATCCTTTGCTAACATATTCGAAGGAGGCTCACTACCTAAATTAATCGGAACGGCTACAACTGCTGAAAGTTTAAAAATAGGATCAACTAATGTTGCTTCTAGTAAGTTTCTAAGAACAGACGCAGTAAACACTACTGAACAAAATATTAATATTAGGAACAACAAAGGATTAACAGTAGGCGTTGACGGAAACTTTTCGATAACAACATCGGCAACGTCGGCTAAAATTTACAATTCGTCGGACGGTAGTAGTATTGATTTGCAAACAAATCGCAACGGAAATGCTAGCACAATATTAAGAGTTATCAATGATAAAGTGGGTATCAATGTTAGTTCACCAGAATCTACATTAGATATAGATGGTAATTTTGGTATTACTGGAAACGTTGTTATTTTAGATGATACAGATTCAATTAATGCTGAAAGCGGAAGTATTGTTACTCAAGGCGGAGTTTCTATTGTTAAAACATTACGTGTAGGTCAAAACTTGCGAGTAGCAGGATCTACAGTAGTTAATACTGTAACTCCAACAGACAATAACGTATCTGATCTTGGAAGCCCGACTAACAGATGGAAAACAGTTTACTCTAAGAAAGTAATAGCAGACGAGTTCGAAGGAACTATTAATGGTAATATTACCGGTAATGCAAATACTTCAACAAACTTAAAATCAGTAACTACATTTAGATTAAGTGGCGATGTTGAATCAAACACAATAAAATTTGACGGCCAAATTGACGGTTTACAAAAAGAATTTTCTACAGAACTTACTGCAAATATTATTAAAGGAAAATCTAGAGGCACACCAGATGTAGGCGAGTCTACTGATAGCATATTAATTTATCGACCTTCAACGGAACTTGGCGAAGCTTCAGGATTGCTTCGAATGGATAGAGATCAATTTGTCGCAGATTTAGGAGTTCCAATCGGTACATTACTTCCATTTGCTGGACAAAATGTTCCAGACGGTTATTTGTTATGCGATGGTAGTGAACAAGAACGTGTTAAATTTCCGGACTTGTACGATGTTATCGGTACACTTTATAACGGATCAGCACCGCTAGTCGGAACACCGGGAACTACTTTTAGACTACCAGACATGCGAGGCAGAAATGCACTCGGTAGACATAATATGAACAATAGTACATTAGTTCCTAATAATACTGGAGCATTTGTAAATGCNGGCGGCGGCGTTCCATCACCTGCTAGAGTTGAAGGCACNGAAGCAACAACATTGGCAGCATCAAGCGGACAGAGTTCGGTAGGACTNACATTAGGAAACTTACCCGAACACACACANGATTTATCAAACAATAACACACAGTATTCGGCTGTTAGAATTGACAGTGCGATTGTTCCGCCGGGCGAACCGGGACTTGGTCCAACTAACCCAGGACAAGCACAGTATATTACTGAAGCAGGCCCTGTTAAAGTACCAAGCAATGAATTTGAACTAGGACAACCGGTAGGTATTATGAATCCTTTCCTAACAGTGAATTACATTATTCGATCTGGACCGTCAAAGTTTACTACGGAGATTTTATAATATGGCATATCAAGTTAATAAAACAGACGGGACTATTGTTGCAACAGTTGCAGATGGTCAAATTGACGATGTATCAACTGACATTACTTTAATAGGAAAAAATTATAGCGGATTTGGCGAAGCACTTAATGAAAACTTTGTTAAACTATTAGAAAACTTTTCAAGTACTACTGAACCGACTAGTCCTATTGCAGGTCAAATTTGGTTTGACAGAACTGAAACTAAGTTAAAAGTGTATAGCGGTACTGGCTTCATTCCTGTTAGTTCCGCCACTATTGCAAACGCTCAGCCACT